TCCCCGAGAACATCCAGAGCCTTCTGGTGGTCGCCTTGATCATCAAGGGCCTTGATAAGATCGTATTGCTCGGCGGTGACAAGGTGATATTGCTCACTTGCCTTCTGTGCCGCTTCAGTGGCGTTTTTACCAAGCCCGGCAAAGGCAGTGGCGATGTCGGCAGCGCTCTTGCCTGTGTACTGAGCCACGGCAGCAGCAGCTTCGCCGAGATTAGCGACTTGGCTATAGCTGAGGTCACCGGCAGTGGCCAGGGCTTTCACCGCATCTTCAGCATCACTAAAGTCTCCGACCGTAGCGCCAATCTGACTGGAGAGCGCAATTAGTTGCCCAGTGGTAGCGCCGATGGTCTTGTTTCCAGCAAGGAGAGCTTGATCGAACTCGCTCTGTGTCTTCTCTGCATCGTAATAGGTGAGCGCAAGTGCAGCTACAGTCGCTCCAGCCAAAGTCGCAGTCCCAACCAGCCCAGCAATATATCCGGCAGTACCTTTCAAGGCAGCGCCAACACCGCCAAACTGATCCTTAATTTGGCCGCCCTGCTGCAGGAATACAGTCAGTGGATTTTGACCGGCCTGAAGCGATACCGCGATATCTGTGAACTGTGCCGGAAGCCCGCGCATGGCCCAAGCTGCTTGCTTAGCAGTTTGACCATACTTATTTAGCGAAGAGCCGCCAGCATCCAAGGCCGAGCGCGCCTCATTGATCGCCTTACTCAGATTCTCGTACTCAGCCTTATCAATAACTCCTGAACCGCTTTTGAAGATGCGGTTCAATTGTTCTTGTCTCTTCTCCAGGCGATCATAGGCCGCTAGCGTGGGATCAAACTCTGCCCGGAGATTGGACAGAGCCTTCTGCTGCCCCTTAATCGTGCGCTCTGCGCGCTCCATGCCGCGCTCAAAACCACCTGTATTGGCGATCAGATCGACAGTAAGGGTGCCAAGGGAATCTGTTGCCATATTAATCTCCGGGCAATAAAAAACCCGCCTAGGCGGGTTTTGAAAATCTATCAGCACATAAGTCAGATAGATGAAGGATCAATACCTATTTCAACCAAAGATTTGCGTAACGATGAATCTAGATCAGCTTTACCAGTAGTAGATGTTGGCGTACTCGTCATCGTCGACCGATAAATAATCCTTTTACCTGAAAGCATTTGCCTTATTATCTGCCTAGCCTTTTCGCCGCCGACAGCGGTGATATGGCTCATAGCTCTTCCGTAATTCTCCATGGCCTGCTCTTGAGCGTGCCTGACAACCTCGGCTTGCTCCCCCTTCAGCCCATAATCTATAGCCTGAAAAGAATTGATCTTGGAAACCAATACTTCGGGAGTTTCAGACGAAGAAATATCCCATGTTTTATTTTGATCAATTCTTACCTGAATATTCCCAACGGGGATTTTAAACCTTCCGCCAGACATAACTCCAAAATAAATATCATTTCCATTCCTTCCAATAACCGGATAGTACCTCATACCTCTGGTTACTACATAACCACCCGAAGAGTAATCACCGGTTGTCACTATAAGGTTTAGGGAATCTGAAAACTCATCTCCTTGTGCTACCGCCTTCCAGGTATCGTTTTGGAAAGGCGCTTTGCTGGAGCATCCGACGATAGCTAGTGAGATAAAAAAATATCCGAGAATCTTTCTCATATTTCCTCCCAGTCATAGACCGGTCGGAATCTAGCATGGAGCAGCGCCTGGGCCTAGATGCGAGAAGCCCCGCGAGGGCGGGGCTTCTTCTAGGTGTTCTTCTTCTGTGACGGGCAGACTTCATGATTCGGGTCGTGCCACAGAACCTTGAAAGCCGATCCGGCCTGGAACCCGAAAATCCTCAGCGTGCCTGTCAGGCGCATCGAGAAAATGGAATCCTGATCGTCCAGTTTCAGTTCAGTCAGCCGAGCCTGCGCTTCCTTCGATAGCTGGTCTACGGGAATGCTATGGCTGTTGGTTCCGTTGGCTTTTCCTCCAGAAGCGCTCTTGATTTCCCGCCAGGTCATCGTCTCGATGTTGGCAAGATGGCCGGAGGTGAACATCTCCCAGCATGCCTGCGCCTCCAGCTTCGACCATCCCCAGCGTTCATGATCTTTGTCGATGCGCGAGAACTGCCATGAGATCTTTTGCGTATCCTGTGATGCAGGATTCACCCCGGCCCTGGGAGAACCAGCAGCAACAGCAGCGCCCTGCCTTGGCTTTCCGGCCTTAGGCTGGCTCCTTGCCTTAGGGGATGCCATCAGAGCGAGCTGTAGTATTCAATCATGGACTCAAGCGTGATCGGATTGCTCGACCGCTCACCATCAGGAACATCATGGCGTGCAAGGCGCCAGGGCTCTTCCATGTGCGTGAGATTGCTGAGCCACTGAGGGTCTTTGTCACCATAGAAGGCAAGCACCTTGTCGATGCTTTCAGCTTCGTGCGACTGCAATTCTCCGGTGCTGGAGCCAGCAAACTGCCCTGGGGTTACGCGGAAATTACCGCGATGGGCCGTATACAGTTCCTTGACTACGGGGCCGTTAGCCCATGCCTCAATCTGCTCCGAGAACAGAGGATGCTCGTGCCAGGTGAGGTGCCATGCCTGACTGTAGTAAACGAGCTTCTGCAGCTTCATGGCGGACATGTCGCCAAGACGTTGAAGTATGTACTCCGCCACGTCAAAGACGTTTGCCATTCCCTGCCCTCCTGTCGAAACCGCTACGTCATCATCTTGATTACGCATATGCATAATCAAAAATGAGGCGAATTCTCCACAAGTCAAGAGCTGTGTCAAACCGTACCAGTCCGTGTCACTCCGTCCCAATCCGCTCCAGCCCGCTCTGCGCCGGACCTGTAGCCCTGCGGAACACCGGCCAAGAGATTTGTAACAGCGGAGCGCCAGCACCAAAACCCAGCGCATGGCTGGGTTCTGGATTTTCAGTTGATCAAGCTGTCATGGCGTAGCCGCCGCGCAGCCCACCCTTGCAGTAGATGGAATAAATCTCATCACGGCGCTTATCGAGGCTGGAGAACGAAGCGCGACCTTCGTCGATTTGGCCGAAGATGGTCCAAAGCGGCTTGGAGTCCAGGGCACGGGCTGCGGCAAGCATATTCCCCCGATGATCCGACATGATCGCGAACCTCGACATCAGCAGGTAAAGGTGATGCGTCTCGTAGTCGTCGAGGTATATGCCGCCTTTCTTCTCTTCCTTCTGCAGCCACTCGCCCTCCTTCACGCTGTACGAGGCGATGAAGTTCCGAGCACTGTCCAACTGCTCTGCTGGGATGTCCTCGGCGCGCACCACGCTGAACGCCCGATGCACCTGTTGCCAGATGTGGTTCTTCGCTGCGCGCTTGGCGCCTCCTTTCAGCAGGCGAAGCTTTCCATCCAGGACGGCAGCCAGGCAGTGGAAGCCGTCGGTGCCGATGGTCTGGCCGATCAGGGTTCCCATGCGGTTGTCGGAGTCGACGTAGCGGCCATGCTTGCGGATGGCTGGGAGGACTTCGGCGGTTACCCATTTGCGGAACCGATGCTGAGGAGTCCCCGGAGTTGTCGCTTCGCGGCTGCGCAGGATCAGGGTGAAAAGGCCGGATTCGTTGATGATATTGGCCTTCCCTTGACGGCCTATGTTGAACATAGACCGTTCGTCATCGTCCAGAGCCTGGAGAGCCTGTGTGGTGTTCGCAATGCCGAGAGACTTGCAGATGTCGCTCGCGACAAACCATGGCTCACCATCAATGACAGTTGCACGAACAGGTTGCTTTTCGAAATCGAACGGAATGACTTGGGCGGCTTGCATGGCTGCATGCTCCTTGACTTGAGGCTTGAATCCGCCTCCAAGGCCACATGGAGGGCGGAACCGTGCGGGTTGGCCTACCGGGTCAAGGAACCGGCCACTCTTGCGAGTGCCCACACGGTCCACCCATAAAGGGTGCCATGCGATGGACACAAAAAAACCGCTCTATTGGCGGTCGTGTCCGCCTTGACTACCGGGAGGCCAATCCCAGGCCGCTGAATTTGCAGCGGCAGGCGAACGATAAGCCTCGATCCATCCTCTGTCAATTCTTGCGCGACATACGGGAATCCCGTACAATCACGCCATGCGCACAGTCATCGAAACCCCGACCTTTCAAAAGCAAGCCAGCAAACTATGGTCCGATGATGAGCGCGTGGCGTTCATTGACTGGATTGCAGCCAATCCGCTCGCCGGCGATGTCATTCCTGGCGCAGAAGGCGCCCGCAAGGTGCGCTGGAGTCGTGCAGGTTCCGGCAAGTCCGGCGGCGCACGGGTGATTTATTTCAACCTGACCGAGGAAGAGGTCGTTTTGCTGGTCACGGTCTACGCCAAATCCGAACGTTCCAACATAAGCCCCGCTGAAATCAGCAAGGTGGTGTGAGATGCGAAACATCGATATCGAAGCCGTTGCCAAGGCCATCGAGGCAGATGCCGGAGAGGCTATCCCCGATCTTCGCCAAGCGCTCAAGGAAGCAAAGTCCGGCTCCGGACGTATAACTACGCCCGAGCAAATTCTCGTGCGCCAGGCAAGGGAGCGCTCCGGTCTGACTCAGGCCGTATTCGCCGAGCGAATCGCTACGCCCGTAGCGACATTGCGTGATTGGGAGCAAGGCCGGTTTGCCCCGCCTGGCGGTGTGCTGTGCTTGATGCGCCTAATCGCCAAACACCCCGAGCTTTCGCAAGAACTGGCGACAAACTGATCCTCTCAAGCCAAGGAGACGGCCATGCTCGACCGCGACATCCAATACCGCATCCTGACCATGCTTTCCGATGCCTATCCAACTGGGATTGCAGACCCATCCCAGGCGATGGGACTGGAAGACAAGGTTGGCTCTCAGAATTTCTACTATCTCGCAGAGCATGGCCTTATTCAGATAGGGCGCCCCAAAAGCATGAGCCCAGCCTATCCGACGCCAGCCATTGCAACTATCACTGCGAACGGCCTTGATTTCTTGACTGATGATGGCGGTTTGCGCGCGATCCTGGGAACCGTCACAGTCAAGCTCCATCAGGATTCCATCAAGCAGATCATCGAGAGCAAGATTCAGTCCTCTAGCCTGCCAGAGCAGGAGAAGACCGGCCTTCTGAAAACCGTGCGAGAACTTCCCGGCGAGGCCATGACACACCTGACAACGAAATTACTGGACCTGGGCATGGACAATCTACCGGTAGCAGTCGAGCTAATTCGTAAAGCCCTCCATCACCTCTCCCAGTGAATTCCTCTCTGCCAGCCAACAGCAGTTCTGCATAGCCGATGACGCCATGGCTTCGGCTGTGCAGTTCGATGAAGAGCTTGGGCTCCGAATGGCCATGAATCGCCAGGAATGCCTCGGTCGAGTCAGCAGACAGCCGGCCGGCGGCGAAGATGCAGATCAGGTCACGCTGTTCGATTTTCACGCCGCATCTCCACCTAGCAAGCCCTTCTGCCCATCCCGCTCGGCCGCAACCTCTTCCAGGTCCATGTGCAGCCGGGTGATTTCCTCGTGCAGATCAGCCGCGGGGCCGGTGAGGTTCATGGGCGCCCAGGCGCCGCTCTTCAGCATCGCTGCCATTCGAATGACGCTTTCCTCTAGCTCGGCGTTCTTGCGTGCGCGCATTGCTTTCGTCCCCCTCGTCAATCCGATGCTCATCCGAGCAGTCTGTCCCACGGAAGATTTCCAGACAGGTATCCAACTGCAAGCACGATTCCGATCAGCCATAACGCCCAAAAGCGCGGCGGCGATAGCTTGTCAGTCATGATTCGCACCTCGCGAATGATCTTGCTAAAATCCAATCACGTTCTCCTCATGCTGCTTCATGGGGTATGAATGAAAAACCCCCGGACGTTGGCGCGTACCGGGGGTTTTGCTTTTGGCTCAAAGGTCTGGGCTTGTATCTACCGAACCCTGGCCATGCTCAGGATCGCCGCGAACTGTTCAATGGAAGCCTCTTGCGGCTCTGGATCTCCATATTCAGGTAGGAAGTCCTCCACTGCTGCTTTGCCGCCATTAACCCGCTGGATCACCCAGCAGACCTTGGCAAGCATCGCCTCGACTCGTCGGGTCGAACTGATGGGGCCGTTCTGCTTGATGAAGGAGGCCCATTGCTGGGCCTCCCGGTAGCTCATTCGGGACTTGGCCTCGGCAACCGTCATCCCTCCGACGCCGGCCAGCACGAGCTCATGCCAGAAGACGTCGGAGGGATCTAGTTTTTTGCCGGTTCAGCCTGGTAGCCGTTGGCCGAGTTGATCGCGCCCAGCAGTGCGAAGAACAGGGTGTCGATCATCTTCCCCTCGCCGGTCTCAGGATCGCCCGTGATCTGCTCCTGCGAAGTGAATACCGGCTTCCCGGAACGGTCGACGATGGACGATACGATGCGCGCCACCAGCACATCGTTGCTCTCTTTCTGGAGCTCGAATTCGCGCATGGCGCGGTCGTAGGAAGAGAGGCGCACGAAGACGGTAGCCTTGTGCTCCTTTCCGCCCACTACCCAGGTGATTTCCTTCTCCACGGGGGCGCCGATTGCGGCGCCGGTCGATTGGATCAGGTCGAGGCTGAAGTCAGTCATGAGGTTTCCTTAGCTGCTGGATTTCGGGATCAGTACCGGCTCACCCGACACCTGGATGCCGATGCTCGACGTCACGACAGCGTTCTGCGCGAAGTCGAAGCTGAAGCTGTTCATGTAGCCCTCGAAAAGCAG